CTGAGAATTCGTTACTCTCTAACAACAAGCTTTACTTCTTTGCAACGATTACTACGTACCTGCTACTTACTATGTTTCGCAACATCACTTACTTGAAACGACCGACTTTTTGGAAAAGTTACTGGTCCACTCGCAGTGCAAAACCGATGAAAGAAACAAAACTCGAACTCTTTGAGAGAGACTGGTTGACACAACGTGCCAATAAGTTTTTCAACTCAGACGTTATCGAAGTTGTACTTTCCGCTCGCCGCCCCGCTGAGACCCCAGAACTGGTTCAAAAATCATTCGACAAGTTCGAAGTTCCGATGAAACACATTGTCCGAGATGAACACTTTGAGAATGGGATAAAATGGACGACCGAACACGGACGCCCCAATCGCAAACTGCACCCAGTTGCTTTCCCTGACTTGAGATACTACCCCTGGAACCTGCCTCCTAATGCAGAAGCTCCCTGGAACATCCCTGGTTACAGATTCACTCCCACTTTCCGCAATATCGATGGAGAAAGTGAACACCCAAAACTTCAAGAGAAGGTTGACGCCTCACTGATCTACAAACTCAGATCGTCTATCTCTGTTGATGACTACCTCAAACTTAAGCACTCAATTGGCATTACCGCTGATTCAAGATGCTCTTTTCACAACTTGTATAATGAAATATTCATTCGAAACCGCCAACTCATTCATGAGATTAAACATCTCAACCCAAAATTCTGGAATGACGATGGAACCCCTAAGCCTTATTTCTGGAACACTGTTCATATCAAAACAGCTGTAGTTCAAGAAGACGACGAGGATAAAATCCGCATTGTCTTTGGAGCCCCAAAGCTCATACTCCAAGCTGAGAACATGTTTCTCTGGCCACTTCAAGCCACGTATCTCAACACAGATACTGGATTCATGATGTGGGGACGCGAAATCATCCGAGGAGGATGGAAGAAGATCGAAAGAGAACTCTCTGACTATGGTTCAGAACATGCTATTCTAAGCATTGACTGGTCAAGTTGGGACAAAAGGTTTACTTTCGAACTACAGGCCGAAATTCACAAGATCTGGCGATCTTATTTCGACTTCACGATTTACGAACCGACTTCAATCTACCCCGATGCCAAACCCGACCCCGAGCAAATCGAAGCTCTCTGGAACTGGACTTGGAACGCTACTATTCATAACCCTATGGTATTACCTGATGGCTCAATGGCCTCATGGAATTATTCTGGATTTGGATCCGGCTACCAATGTACTCAGCTAGGAGACTCCTTCGGCAATTCAATTGTCACTACGACATCTGCATCTGCCATGGGAATCAATATATTTGCCGACTACTTCTACGCTAAATTTCAAGGCGATGACGCTTATGTGCGTTTCTTGTTATGGATGCTTAAGATTTACGGGCCCACCTTTCTGCCGAAATTCGCTGACGCTGCTAAATTTTACTTTGGACACACACTGAACATTGAAAAATCAGCCGCACTCACGACGATCGAAAACTCTTCGCTCCTGAGCTACTCATGCAAACACGGCCTACCCTATCGGACGATCGAAGACCTACTTCGTCATCTGTTCTTTCCACGCAACCCACGACCCTGGGACGTACTTGCTGGATCTGTTCTTGGACTTGCTTACGCTAACGCTGGCATTCACGAACGTTTCCACGACCTATGCGCGTATATATGGAACAAAATCGTTCACGAGAAGCGAATCGAACCCAAAGTGACTTCCGCTGTCATGGCAAAACTGACATCTGGACAACCTGTCGCTTACGATTTACCTGCTCTAACCACCAAGAAGTTCCCTACTTTCCTTGAGCTGGCTGCAAAAGTGCAAACGCACTCAACCAGATCAGAACAAGAGAAACAGCGACTCTGGCCAACTTACAAAGGCCCCGCTGGAAATTTCTACTTCCTCAAACCGGTCTAACTGTCCGTTTGCGTTTCGTTTTATTTATTTACGAAAAAAGTTATCAAAAC